TATTACATGTTCCTTGGAATCTTCAAATTTTAACAGAAGTTGAAAATATAAAAAAAGGTAATAGAATTTAAAATGGCTAAAGAAAAACAAATTAAAGAGAGTATGTCTCTAGAAGAAGCTAAGGCCTATAGAGCTTCTCAGTATAAGCCAACTATTGTTCCTTTATCTGATAAGGAAAAGAGAGAACAGTTTAGGCTTTTTTGGGCTCAATCAAAAAAGAAGTATGGCAAATCGAAAGAATTAGAACAGATCTTGTGGATATATTTGAAGGCCACAGGACATGACGAGCCGGAAAAGTTCGACGCAGGCATTCGTCATTTTGGATTTAAGATAGGTAAATAGGGAGAATAACTATGTCTCAACGACTCGTTACACCATTCATTAATACTAATATTCCGGGGTCGTACCCCAATATCATTGTTCAGAGCCAACCCGTTGGTTTGGGTAGTTCTGGAGTTGTTGTAATCATGGGAGAGGCCAATCAGGGTCCTAGTTACCAGCAAGTTGTATTGAAAACCAATTATTTTACCCCTAATCAGCTTTCTCTTGTTACTCAGATTTATGGTAGTGGACAAATCGTTGATGCTTTTACGGCTTTTGCGGCTCCTTCTGACGATCCAGATATCGTGGGTACTGCCAACAATATCTACGTTGTGAAGACCAATACTGGTACTATCGCGACTTCAGCTATTCCTGGCGGTTATGGCAATTTGTATTTTAACAATTTTGGTACTCCTGGAAACAACTATGCTTATCAAGTGACGAATACACAGTCAGAAGTTACTCCGACCGTTGGCGGAACTACGGTTCCTGCCTTTGGCGCTCCTCTCAATGGTGCGAGTTTTACTTTAAGATTGAATGGTTATACTGGGGCGGTTATCACTTTGAGTGCTACTCCTTCTCTTCATGCCAATATTGGAACTTTGATCACGGAACTTAACGGTTTGCTTCCTGCTGGTCTCGTCGCCAGTCTTGGGGTGGCGCTTAACAGCTTACAGCTTACTGTGCCGGTCGATCCTGGAGCAAATGCCGAAGGATGGGGTAAATCATTTGAATTGATCGATTCCACTCCTGGTGATTTGGCTTCTCTTGGACTAGTAACTGGATTGACTGTTTCTTCGGCAGAACCAGAAATTGAGATCGTAACCTCTAATTCTGGTGTAAATTTCAGTGAAACTCTTGATGTCAATTCACAGATTGGTTTACAAATTGGATATCAGGGTACGACTGCATTGATGACGATCAATGCTACTTCGCTTATCACCACGGTTGCTGGTGGAATTGGAGCAAGTTTAAATATAGTTCTGAGCCAGTTCACCACACTGGGCGGTTTGGTAGCTTATATTCAAACTCAGCCTGGTTATACGGTCAGCGTTAATGCGGCATATCAGCAGCTATCTCCAAGTATTTTGGATGAGGTTGCTGGGATTGGTATCGCATCTACCGGCACTTCGCTTATGCCTGGTAGAGTCAAGATCGCTCTTTATAATTTTGAAACTGCGTTAGGTACCTCTAAGGCGTTGACCTTTAAGGCAACTGCCACCGCAGGACTTCCGAGTGCGATGAGCCTTCCGGTCTTGCTTTCTGGTGGAGCTAGAGGGCCTACGTTAGCTGTCGATATCGTTAATGCGCTGGCTCAAATGGCTGGTATCAATGTCAATATCATTGTTCCACTTTTTTCAGAAGACGCATCCAAAGATATTGCGATTGGAATGACTGATCCGGCTTCTACGTACACAATTGCTGCTATCAATGCTTTGGTAAAGAGCCATTGCATCGAGTATAGCACGCCGCAATTGAAAAAGAACAGACAGGGAATTCTTTCGATTCTTGATACCTACGCCAATGATAAGAGTATGGCACAAGGACTTGCATTTTATCGTTGCTCACTTACGATGCAACAGATTCAGCAAGTTAATTCCCAAGGGGTTATTACAACGTTTCAGCCTTGGTACGCCTCATGCTTGGCGGCGGGTATGCAAGCGGGTGGTTTCTATAAAGCCATCGTTAATAAAGCGGCCAATATCATCAGTTATATCGACCCGGTTGGGTTTGATTCGGGCGATCCCGGCGATGTGAGTGATGCTCTTTCTGCTGGTCTGCTTTTCCTGTCAACAGATACGAGCAGGGCGGGTTACTGGGTCAGTGATCAGACTACGTATGGCTATGATACTAATTTTGTTTACAATAGTATCCAGGCTGTGTATACATCCGATCTCGTTGCCCTTGATCTGGCACAAAGCTTCTGGTTACAGTTCGGCGGTCAATCAGATGCCGATGTTACCGCAGCTTCTGGATTGGCATTCTTAGGCCAAAAGATGGCTGGCTATCTAGCGCTTAAGCTTATTGGTTCAAGCAGCGATGCGCCGCTTGGATGGAAGAATCCGAATATTATTATCAATGCACCAGAAATGGATGTGTCAGTGGAAATTAAGCTCAGTACGGCAATTTACTTTATTCCGCTTAACATCAACGTTTCGCAGATAATGAATTCGGCAAGTTAATTATTTTTAATGTAAGTAAGGAGAATTAAAATGGCTGCTAAAACAATAGTTGGCGGTAGAACATTCGTAACAGTCGATGGTACTGTCGTTGGTGTGTTTGATAGTTGCACCATCAATGAAGGATTGACTCTAGAAGATATCCATATCCTCGGCAAATATGGGGCTGACGAAATTGTTGTGACAAGCTACAATGCTGTTACCGTTTCCTGTACAGGATTTAGAATTTATGGGAATGGCGTAAAAGTATTGCCAAAATTTCCTACGGTGAATGATTTGCTTCTTTTGGGTACAGTTACTCTTTCTGTTCAAGATAGACAAAATCTTAAAGGAAATCCAATTGCCACCGTTATCAATGCTGTTCCTGAAACTAATAGTGAGAACTTTAACGCTCGTGCAACCTCGAAGATTAACATCAGTTATCGTGGCACACTGTTAGTAGACGAAACTACGCCTAATGATGGTGAAAACGGAGCAACGTCTCTTCCATAGTATCTAACTTATTAATATTAAAAGCCTTTCAGAGAAATCTGAAGGGCTTTTTTATTTTCTAGCAATCTTAAAGATGTCCTCATATGGTTGGGGATTTTGTTATGCAAGGGCATAACTCCTTAAAAGGATTGGGATATGGCGTTAGAGAAAGCATGGGGATTGGTCCCTCCACAACTATTTACCAGTGATGGAACCCAATTTGGCGAAATCACAGTTGCCAATACCGCTGGATTTAAAGTTAAACAAACAGCCTATCTCAAGGCTACTGGATTGCCCGACCTACCCGTTCAAATCAAAAGAGTTCTTTCTTCCACCCTATTAGTCGTAGGCACCGTAAACAACGCTCAGATCGCTCAGTGGCCTCCTTTGAATGTAACGGCCTACACTGTGGCTAGAAATGCGGCTATAGGGGCACAGATACAGCCCAAAAGCAATCCTACGGTAGACGATATAATGAAGGCGGTCTATGAAACCGACCCTACCGTTGCTCTACGCGTTATATTCACTGACCAATACGGAAACCTGTACAGTGACGAAAACCCATTACCAGCGACCTTTAGTGGTTCCATAAGCATTGGTGCGGTGGAAGTAAAAGGTACTAACGGCAATTACATTGAACCCAATCCAGATGGATCGATTAATGTGGTTGTAGAATCAACTCCTTCATCTAATCAAGTAGTTAATACTTACTCTCAATTAATGGTGGCCGGTGGAGCAACGATGCAACTAATCTCCTACACCGTTCCTAACGGAGATACCGGCATACTTCAAAGGGGAAGTGTAAGTGGTGAAAATATTGGCAGATACGATATTTTAATAAATGGCGTAATTCAAGATACCGTTAGAACGATGTTTGGCGGAGATCTTACTCAAATGTTTGATTTTACTGATGGAATTGGTTTTGGATTACCGTTAAATGCTGGCGATATTGTTGCGATACAAGTTAATAATCCTCGATCATATTCTGGTAATTATAATGGTAGAATTCAAGTCATGTTAATAACTTAATAATTTCATATATTTAAAAGTTAAGAAACAATCTTTATTATAGGTGAAAAATGAGCCCATACGAACTAAAGAAAATAAATGTAGAACTTTTACGTGTTCATAGCGCTCGTTGTGAACAAGAATTGAGAATTATGGAGTTTCAAGAACAAATCGCACGCCTTGAGGCGAGTATAAAAATCTCTGTAACCAAAGAAGAAGAGCTTCAGGCAAAAATTGCAGAAATGCAAAAAATAGGGAATGACTAATGTCAGATTTTAATTCTAGTT